TTGCAGATACTTCAAGCCTTAGATAAAATTAATAGGCAAAATAATAGCACCAAACCGCTGTTAGTGGCTGGTGCGGTTTAATAACGATGAAATGAAATTAACAGAAGAACAATTTAATGAGCGGTATGGTGAAGCAAAAGTTGTTTTCGCCTATTACTACAAGTATTCATTCTCATTTGTAGGTGAGTTTGAAGGGAAAAGCATAAATATTAGTGTAGGTGGCAACGCTGATGATATTTATAGATTTGATGTTGAACCTAACAAGGAATACCAAGTAAAGGAATTAGGCATCAATTATGCCACCGTGAAAGAAGGCGAAACAACTATTGCTGAATTTACAGACGGATGGTAGCACTTGCCACTAACTACTCGCTAAACGCTATAAATGTAACTCAAAATGAAGCAACTAACTAAAAGTAAGACAATTAGATTTACAGAATCTCAAATGAATAGTTTAGCAATTTTAGAATCTTACGGATTTAATGTTAATCATTTCATACGTTTATCAGTAAAAGAGAAACTACAAAGAGATTTGAAACAAATTAAAGAAAGTAAAGAAAAAACTAAATGCCCTTTTTAATGAAAACTAAATACATAAGATATACACGAATAATTAAGCACTCTATAATGTATGTATTAACATTTAATATAGAACATTATTACGAAGTTACTCACTATTATTACATGAAAAAATTTAGCAATATATGAACTGGAATAACGCCAAACTAAACGAAATACAACAATTAGAATATAATTTAATTAATTCTGTTAATTGTGGTTCAGATAGCCATTTATTTACTAAATTTATACACTCAACAAGTGAATGGATAGATAAAGAAAGTAATGCTAAAAATATACACATAAGCCCATATAAACAGCAATTAGATAAAGATGTAGAGCAAGTTGCTTATAATATTGAATGTGGCTATACTACAGATGAATCAATAGCCATGATAGGTAAGAATAGTAGTGATTTTAGAAAGTCTTTAAATGATACACATAGGCTAATATTAGGAGCTGCTAGGAAAATTAGATTAGTTAATAAGACAAAGAATGAAGCATTAAAACAAAAAGTAAATTATAAACAAATAAAAAACAAGTAAAAATGGCTACAATAGCAACAATCTCAATCGACTTAAACAAGTTAGACAAATCGAAAATTATCGAAGGTAAAAACGGTGCAAAGTATTATAATCTTAATATTGCATTAAATGACCAAACAGACCAATACGGTAACAATGTACAAGTATCAGAACCTCAAACAAAGGAGCAAAGAGATGCTAAAGAAAAGAAAACGTTTTACGGTAACGGTAAAGTATTTTGGACTGATGGCAAAAGTACAATAGCTGAAAAGAAAGTAGGTGAAGTTGATAGAAAACAAGCGTCTATTAACGATAACGACGATTTACCATTTTAGTATTAACAATTAAAACAAATAAAGATGATAACAATAGAACAATTAGAAGATGCTTTAGGTGAAAATAAAAATCCTTTTCAGACGCAAAATGTTGACCATGATTTAATTGCCATATCTTTACTAAGAGAAAAAATACCTTATAATATGTGTAAATCAATAATATCAGGAGCAGGGCATGATGTATTATATTTATGCGATGTTGAGATAGTTTTAAATTATTTAGATGAAAATGATTTAAATATATTATCTGATTGTAATGTATGTTTAGATGATGAATTAGGAATTTTATTTCTATTTGTTTAATTTAACATTTTTTAACATTTGTATATAAAAATAAATATATACATTTGCCACATAATAACCGCCACAATGAAAACTAATTTTAAAATATGCCCTTTGTTAAATGGTTACTTGGCGGTTTCCATTTTTCAAGGGGCTTTTTAATTATGGAAAAAATAGAAAAATTTATGGGTAGAAAAGTTAAAGAACAATTCTACTTTGAAAAAGAAGGAACATTTGAGAGTTATTACGAAGCTTCAAGATGGGCAAAAGAAAATGGTTATGAGCTAGGTTCAATGGACGGGTTTAATCCTATTGCTTTAATGAAAGATTATGATTATGTAGCAAAGTGGCATAATATTAATAATAAAGAAAGATTAACAGTTCATGGAGTTATGATTTCAGATTATTTCAGAGAGAAACCAGTAACAATTTTAATTTTTTAATTATGAAAGATATTAGCAAACTAACAAAAGAGCAAATCGAAGCATTTATACAAGGTGCTTTAGCTGTTTATCAATTTGGAGATACTATTGATGAGCGTAAAGAATTAGAGTTTATAGTTACTGAAATTCCAAGTGCATGGAGTATTAAGGCTTTATGGATTAAAGGCGTAACATTAGCCCCTGTAGTATCAGACCCACGTTTACAAAACGATGATGTACAACATTTAGACGATTATTACTTTCAAGTGTTAACTTGTTCTAGTCCTAGAAAATTAGCACAGGAAATAGTAGATTGTTTAGATTATGTAAATAGTAACGAATTTAACGAAGATTAATATTATGGAATTAAAATTAAATACACCTCTAACTATTGATGAAATAGATTTTAGAGTACAATCAATAAATAAAGGCGGTTATGCCACTATATTAGCTTATAAAGATGCTAGGGTTGATATGAACCGTTTAGATGCTGTTTATGGTGCTGAGTATTGGCAAAAGAAATACGATGTAATAGACGGTAAATTATTCTGCTCTATTGGTATTTATAATAAAACTATAAACCAATGGATTTGGAAACAAGATGTAGGAACTGAAAGCATGGCAGAAAAGGAAAAGGGAGAGGCTTCAGATGCTTTTAAAAGAGCTTGTTTTAATCTAGGAATAGGCAGAGAATTATACGATTATCCAGTTATTCAAATAAAATTAAATTCTGATGAGTTTGAGGTTAAAAATGATAAGGCTTACGCTACATTTAACTTTAAATTAAAAGAATGGATTTGGAATAGTAAATTTAATTCTAATGGAGTTTTAACTAAATTATCTTGTAAAGATAGTAAAGGTGATAATAGATTTAATTATGAGTTACCAAAATTAACACCAGCCCAATTTGAAGCAATGATTAAAACTATTCAAGATGGTAATGTTGAAACTGTAAAACAAGCCTTAAATAAATATACAGTATCAGAGCAATATATGACAGCAATTAATTTAGCAATTAAAGAAAATGGAAAAGGTTAGAATAGAATTAGATAGAGAAGCATTTAATAGAATGCTTGTAAATAATAGATTTGATAGAATAGCTATTTATGAAGATAATCATGTTAGATATATTGATATTAAATACGAGATTAAAGAAGTAGTTATAGAAGATGATTTGTTTAAAGATGATGAAATCTATAACGATTTAAAACGTAAAAGTATTAATGCTTATAAAACATTAAAAGAGTATGAGTATAACAAACGTAATAACCACAAGTAATATGACAAAAGAGGAAATATTAGATAATTATTTAAAAGATAAATGTTGCAGTAGAGAATTCGATTACATAGATGATTATGTTGTTTATGGTTTAATTGAAAACGCCATGCAAGAATATGCAGACCAACAAACAAAAGAGCTTCAGGAAAGAGTTGAACACCTCCAAGCTAAAATAGATGAGTTGGAGAAGGCTAATGATAATTATAAACAAGCATTACATGGTATATATAATTTATGCGATAGCGATAATTCTACTCATGAACATATATGGCATATAGCAAATGCTGTTTTGCATTAACCAACTAACAAGTAAGTATAAACATTAAATTAAATAGGATGAAACTAAATATTAAACAATATTTATATTTATTATGGTTAGCAATAACTTTTAGAGGTTATAAACTAAACTCTTTTTATTATTATTCTGAAAATTGTGGTATGGCTCAGATAATCTCATATAAAAAGGCATTATCAGTTACTAAAGTGGAATACAATTCATTTAAACATTTAATTAAGCTTAACCAACCAAAGTAAAAAAAGAAATGATTATGGGAACTAAAGAAATACAGAAAGCTATTGGAAGAATGCAAGTTTTAAAATTTCATAGCCCAGTTTGTGAAAATGTAAAATATTTAATTAATGATTTTGAACTTGATGTAATGTCTGTTTCTAAAAGTGGTATGCTTTATGAGTTTGAAGTTAAAATTAGTAGAAGCGATTTTTTAGCAGATAAGAAAAAAAGAAAGCATGAGTTTTATAAAATATTTCCTGAATATCAACCTAATTACTTTTCGTATGCTTGCACAAAAGATTTAATTAAATTAAATGAAATTTCTTCTAGTGTAGGATTATATTATGTTGATGAAAATGGAGTTACTGAAATACAAGCCCCTAAAAGAATACATAAAAAACTACACGATAGAACTAAAATACTTGAAAAGATTTGTAGAATAACATCAGAAAGATTGTTCTTAGGAGGATGCCGAATGACTTATAATAATAAAAAATAAAATGAAACACTACTATCTAATAAACGGCAAAGTTATGAAAGGCGGTGAGATGCCTACAAAAGAACCTTTAATTTATACGCTTGAGCAATGGGTTAACGAGTGGAAAAAAACCCTCCAACCATGCGAGATTGATGGTAAAGAATTAGCTAATATTAAACTGTGGGTTAATTCTTGGGAAACAAATAACCCAATCGACATTACAGATATTGTTGAGGAGAAAGTATGCGAAACTTATAAAATTGATGAATGTAATAGTCGTTTTACTTGTTGTAATAAACCTAAACAATTAGTATTCAAACAACCTACAGAAAAACAAGTTGATGGAGAAATTGAAGCTGTTGAGTTTTTAGAATGGACTTTAAGTGCTGGTTTTAAATTAAATCCACATTGTGAACAAAATAGATGGAACCATATTGATAAAATAAATTCAAATAATCCAATACTTAATGACGGGTTTACTACAAAACAACTTTACGAAATATTTAAAAACAGATAACATGGAAAACACAAACCTATCAGAAGAAGCTATTGCAATTAAGCAATTAGATGCGGATATAGAAGATTTAACATTTACTATTGAGCAATTACAAAATCAATTAACTATTAAAGAATCTAAACTTAATCAGTTAAAAGAGCGTAAAAAATCACTACTAAACTACTTAAATACAGATAATAATTAATATATTTGAATTATGGAAAAACAATATAAAATATACAGAATGAAACATATTCCAACTGGTTTATATTTTCAACCACATAAATTTAGGGGTAGTCATTTAAGTAAAAAAGGTAAGATATATCAAACTAATACTAATGGATTAAGTGATAGATATGGTAGAACAGAATTTGTTATAATGTGCCAAAAAGATTCATTAATACATAAAATAACAAAAGATATATTAAACTGGTATCCAACTAGCTATAGTGCTACCAAATTAAAGTGCAACACATTATTTACTGATTGGATTAAAGAAGAAATTAAATTATAACCATGCAAACAAAACTAACACTCAAATCAATACTGCCTTACATAATTTTAGGCATATTAATAGTAATCCTATCTTTTATTATGAAAGATTGTAGTCATAAACCTAATTTGGTACTAACGCCAAACGATAGTATTAATACTGCAATAGCTGATAAACAAACTGTAATAGATATGACTATTGAGAATAATAAAGCGTTAAGGTTAAAAATAGACAGTTTAAAGACACTTAAACCTAAAGTAATAGTAAGATATAAGACTATTTACGATAGCTTATTAGTGACTGATTCTGTATGTATTAAAAGTCTTAATTTACTATACAATGAATGCCAGGAAGTTGATAGCGTTAATAATGCTATCATCTCAAATCAAGAAAAACATATAATGAATGATAGCCATATTATTGGTAACTTAACAGATATTATAGCTTTAAAACAATATAGGATAAATAATGATAGTTTAGACATGTTAAATTTGAATAAAAAAGTAACACGTTTAACACGCAAAGGTAAGTTAAAGACTATACTAGGTAGTGCTATTGGTGTACTTGCTGGTATTGGAATAGGTAGTTTGAGATAATAACGATATAACGTTTTGCGGCTACCCGTCCGTTTATGGCGGGTAGGTGCTGTTAGGCGTATGTGCCGCATGTAGAATATAAAAAACTGATTATGGAAAATAGAAAATATTGCCCAAGTAACGGAAGTGAGGGCGACTGGTTCGAGGATAAATTTTGTATGAATTGTATCAATACTAATCCAGACCCAACTAAAAAACCACAATGCGCTATTTGGTGCGCTGCTGTATGCCATCATGTAAATGAGGCAGGGTTTCCAAAAGAGTGGATTTACGATGCTAACAACGAACCAACTTGTACAGCATGGGTTAAATGGGATTGGGGAAATGATGGCGATCCGAACGACCCTGACAATCCAAAGGCACCAATTAAGGACGACCCGAATCAATTATGTATGCCGTTCGTTTTTGAGGAAATAGAACGTAATGTTTCAGTCCCGCAGCGGCATTACGCCTAACTCAAAGCTAAAAGAACGTTTTAATGTCTTTTAGCGACTGTTATACGTTGTTAGAACAATAAAGCCTAGCGATTAAACTAGGCTTTTTCATTATTCATTTTTGTTTGAGGACGTACAAATATACAAATAATTTTAATTACTTGTATCTTTACTCTTAATATTCTGGTAAGTAGTCATACCAAATAAAGCCGCTATAAATGAGTAGTCAATCATAAATACTTCACCCATTAGGCTAAAATCTCCTAAAGAAAGCCATTTAATGTGTGCTGCTATTACACATATAACTATTGCAAAAGCTGTTAATTTACGTCCAGAAAATCCTTTAGTATTGTTTTCTAAACTATCGATTAATTTTTGTATAAAGTCTTTCATTATTTAGTAATTGTAATGTATATTTTTTGACCTGATTTTTTAGCTGCTTCAATCTTATCATATAGCTTTTTAGTAGCCATTGTCGATTCTGTAACCATATTGTTTTTTTTGCGAGTTCCGCAAATTAAACACCCTAAACTATCTACAGCCGTATTACCTTTGTGTATTCTGATTCCAGAGTAGCCCTTAACGTTTTTAAGTATAGGCATAAAGATTTTAAATCTATTGCTTAACGTCCAGTCTACTTCATAACGTCCATAAGGTATGGCAGTTAGTCCATAAACTTTAGTAGCTACTATTTCAGCTAATGGCATACTATCTGTTAAGCCTCTATCTTTATCTTCAAGTATAAAACACTCAAATTTACCATCAATAGATAATGAACCTATTGTGCTTTCTTCTGTGAATGTTTCACGTTTTAATGTTAATTCCATATCTTTTAAACTGTTAAAATAATTTAAACGTCTTAACGTCATGCCATTTCTAATGTTCTTACTCGTTTATCAATCTCTTTAACGTCCTCTTTTAAATTTGTGTGGTCGTTTACTAATACCTTAAAATCACGTTCCATATTAGTTAAACTATTTGCTATTGTTTCCATTTTATTAACTCCCTTATTAAGCACCCAAACTACGACACTTAAAAATACAGTTAAAAGCATTCCTGATGCCCATAACAAAAACTTTGTTTCTACTTCTGTTAATACCATTACTTAACCTTTAATATATATCCTTGTTTAATTTCTCCTATTGGATTATTCAAATCTAAAGCATAAAACTCTTTACTTTCTTGCTCTCCGTTTATGTAATAATAAATGTTATATTTACCTTTCTCTAATTTAATTTCGTATGTTTTCATTATCTAAATTTTATATCAAAACTAAAAGTTAAATTTGTTGGATTTATTGCCCAAGTAGGACATACTATTCTAGGCTCTATTAAATCACCTACCGAATAATTTAATGAATTATTTAAATATTGGTTGTTAGCAGTAGCTACGGATAAATCTAAAGAGTTAGTAATTGTTACACTTGTACCTTGCGTTACATTATGAACTTGTAAAGATACACCCTCATTAGTTCCAGCTGTACAACTATATGTAAAATCAACATCAATAGAAGTCCCAGTTTTAAATACTTTATGTCTTGACCTTGCTCCAGATGCAGTTATTCCAGAAGCAAAAACCAAAGATGGATAATAACTTGTTGCATCTGCTGGGTTTAATGCTGTATAAAATTTAAAAGACACTAAATAACCTTTATAATCCAATTGTGTTTGGATAGCACTCGTTACACCTTTTACATAACTTAATTCTGTTAAACTTGGATATGTTGCAACGTCTAAAGATTGTAAGTTTTTACTCGCATCTGTAGCTACTATTTGAGAGGCTGTTAAGTTAGCAATGTTTAATTTACTTGATGTATTTGGTAGTAATACATCACCGCCTCCTAATTCCTGTAACTTTAAATCAACTCCTGTTGAACTCTTAAATGTAGTTATTTCATTTGATGCCGAACCCCAAAAAGTATAAGCACCAAAAACAACGTTACCAGACCTTGAACCTCCTGCCGTAAATATATCACCGTTTACATGACACTTAACAATAGGACTGTTTGTTCCAATACCTACATTAGTACCGTCATCTGTAATTTGGCTATCTGTTGCTGTATCAGTAGATGAACCTTTTAATATTGTATTGTTTGTAATAGTTCCTTTTTTGACATATCCACCTAAAGCAGTAGTTATTTGAGTAGATACTGCACTTGTAGTAGTATAAATAGTATCAAAATAAGTTTTTAAAAATGCTTTAACTTGCGTCCATGTATTTTTTTTAGCTACTGAGCTTTCTACACTCATAACTAAATCTGTATCATTTGGAGTAGCTGAAGTTGCACCATTAATAGCTGCACCTATTGTATTTACATCTACAGAACCGCCACCACCTAAAAAAGATAAAGCACTTAATTGAGTTGTACCGTCACCTAATTTATAGGTTCCTGTTTGTTCTAAATTTACTCTTTGACCTGCTAATAAAACTAATGTAGGATTAGCAGCAAACCATGCAGCGTCCTTATATCCTTCTTGTAAACTACCGTTAACTATTGCCATTATATAATATCGTCTGTTATTGTTGTTACATTACTTGTAATTGTATCTTTAATACCACTTAATACAGTTACTACATATTCACCACTCGTATTAAATGACTGTATTACATTACCGTCTTGGTCTTTAATCTCAACTAAGAAATTACCAGACATTGAACCACCTCCAATATAAATGTAATTATTGTTTAGTATGTTACCTGATGCTATTGGTAAATTACAACTATCATTACCAATTGGAGAGCTTATTATTAAATCAAAGTAACTACTAGCTACATCATCATCATTACGGGCTACATCATGAGTTACATTTACATTCATATTTACTTTAAAAGAACCTAATAACCCACTATTAGATACTTGCCTCATATATAATGGTATATCCCAGCATATACGCTCAGTATCACTAATAACATGATTCAAGTTACTTAAATCTTTTTGAACTAAATCAGATATTATAATTAAATAAGTTCTAGTTATTAACCCATTTTCCATTTTCTGACCTTGTAATATAGCGTTCATGAACGGATAAACTATTTCAATATCTGTATCGGATTCAGATTCATTACCAAAGTAAAATGAATTTATAGCCTTATGCTTTACAGCAAATTGACTTAATAACTCAATATCTTGATTAATAGTTAACATTAATTATTATCTAAAAAATTAGTACGTCTATAAATTTCATCTGTAAATTCGTTATCTCTAATATAAATTCCATTTAGATAATTTGTTCTAGTTGCATTTATTCCAGAGTTAGTATATTCTAAGTATTTAGTAAAAGTAGTTGTATTAGCTATTAAATAATCTTTTAATAACGTTCCATAAGCCTTAGCTTTTAAAGTCCACTCGTCTTTTAATAACTGAACATCATTAGTATCTGCTGCATTTGAATTTGTACTATTTTTAACTTGTATTCCTTTATTTTGATAAGCAAATTTAAAAGAGTAACTAGCCTCTGCTTTTATATACCATGCTAAACATTTAGCTATATAATTATCTATTAGTGCTTTTTCATTTGGATAAGTAGCCATTGTTGGGTCTGCTATTATCTTTGTTTTAATATCTTCATATAATGGAGTGCCAAGTATTGCTTGTATATAAATATCTTGAACCATTATAATAGTACTTTCAAGCTTTTTAAAATCAACGTTGCCGTCAACTCCAGTTAACTTTTTAAAGTAATTTTCTTGTATAAATAAAACATCTGCCATTATTTTTTTACTTTTCTTCGTTTAGTGATTGCATAAAATAAATGTCTACAATCTGGGTCTATTTCTCCAGTTTCTGGATTATTGTAATATCCACCTCTATAATCCCAAACATTAGTACCTAAATCATTTTCCATACTATCTAAAGATTCAAAAGTCCAAGATTTTGTTTTACTTAATTCCATCATCTTTTTACAATATGGACGAGATGAACCTCCTTTTTTTAAACTAGGTTTATCTGGATTAACATCATATTTATAAACAGTATAAATTTCATCACTAACAATAGGTTTAGTTTCTTTTTCGATAGCTTTTTCTGTTGGTTTAAAACCAATACTTACATCTTCTAAGAAACCATTTTTAATTAAACGAGAAATACCTTCTTCTACTTTATTAAAATCTGATTGTGTTAATTTAACTAACTCATCAATTGTAAGAGTTGGATTTCCTTTTAATGCTGTTAAAATAGCGTTATCTAATTCTTCTACTGTAATAACTAAAGCATCAGCAAATTTCATTATTTGCCTTTCATATTTTAAAGCATCTTTTGAGTTATGAATATGAGCAGCTTCAATTAATAAAACATCATCATCATTATCATCTATTGCACAAGCTTCTAAAGCCATTAAAACTTTATCTACTTGACTAGACATTTTAGCATCTAAACCATCATTAATACCTAAAAACTTTTTAGCTTGACTTGGTTTAAATCCATAAGCTGTTAATGAAGCTATTGCTAATTCTGGACTTTCTGATTTTCCTTGTTTAAACTTTCTAACAATTCTATCAATATCATTACGTTCAGTAGCACTTAATCCAGTTAGCATTTCATTATATTCATCAGCTTCAGCTTGAACTGGTTGACCATTTATATCTGTTTGAACTGGTTTTAATGGTTTATATCCCTTTAACTCTCTTCGTTCATCCTGAGTTAAATCTACATCGTTAGATAAGTCTGCACTAACTAAACTTATTGGTTCAAACATCATTTCCAAATATTCACCAGTTTTTAAATAAGATAAATATGATAGAAATTCCAATAAATCATCTTGTCTTGGTTCTACATAACCTTTTATAAATAAATTCTGTAATGTAATTAAGTCTGGACTACCAGTTAAAAATGAATCATCAAATTTTATATTAAATAATTCAGAAGCCATTTCATGCCCTGCAAATATTTTCTTTTGCGCCCTTTTAGAAGTAAACGCAAAACGTTCTGCCATATCATTAGGAGTTACATCTACTAACTCTGGTGCTTTATCCTCTCTATCAGAGTGAACGACCATAACGCTTTCACCTTCCTCACCAGTATAAGTACCTTTAAAACCTCTATCAATTTCAGCAACCATTTTATCATCTGGTTTACCATTAAAGAAGTTTAATATTTTACCCATTGATAAGCCATTGTTTACCATATTACTATTAGCTATACTTATAGCAATGTCAGCATTAACATCTTCAACAATACTTTGATATTGTGGCATTGGGTATATTGAATCTAATCTACTAGCAGAAGCTGCATAATATTTAAATTCTACAAAGAAAGTGCCTATTTGATTTTCACCTTCTTTAAATTTCTTTATCTCTTTTATTTCTCTTTCGTGCCTACTTTTTTTCCAATCTTTACAAAAATATAAAGTTTCGCAGTCATCAGATAATCTACAGTTTGCTGAATTTAAAAAGTACATTTCAATTGGTTCACCTTTTAAATTAGTAATTATTTCTATAAATTGACCGTTAAAAATCTCAGTATTTAAACTTATTTTTTTACCTACTTGGTTTAAAGTTTCTTTTTTATTAAAATTATCTATAAAATCATTTACTTTAATAGCATCAGCTTCATTAACAGCTTTTAACCCTTTACCCCAAATATAACGAGCCTTTCTATTTAAAATAGCCCTATGTTCTGGATGCTCATTATATAAACGAACTAATTCTTGAGGGTATAAATTATCTTTACCATATTTAACAAATCCACTATTATCAATTGAAAATGATAATTTAGGCATAGCCTTTAGCATTAAGTTCTTTTTATTTTCTATTATATTTACACTAACTGCCATATACTACTGTTTGAGTTTGATTTCCATTATATTGTGTAGTAGCTGTTGTATTATCAACCACATTCAATTTACCAGTTTCTATTAAATTTGCTGCTAATGTTGGGTTTAAATTAGTAGAGCTTGTTTGTTCGTAAACATTATATGTATAATAGCCACTTAAAACTAATTCAAAAACTCCATTCAATAAATCTTCTGTTGTGTTTTCTATTAAATTAAATTCATTATATCTAACTGGATTAGGACTTATATCATCAGCTATAAAACATTTTACTTCAGCACTAGCATCATTTGTTACTTCAAATAAATAAATAACATTAGTCAAAGTTGTTTTCTCTGCTAATGTTAATACTACATTGTTTGTGCTATTTTTATTTATTAATATCACTTAATATAATATACAAAAATTTGTAACTTTTTACAAAATAAAGTAAATAAAAAAGCAGCCTTACGGGGCTGCCTTTAAGTGTAATTAATTTAGATTATAGTAATAATCCTGCTAAAATTGTTGGGTCAACTTTCTTAGCTGGAACTGTTCCACGTCCCTTGATTGTTAAATCGGTTCCTATGAAATCATTTAATGCAGTACCAGAATTAAACGCTGTGTCAATACCAGTTGAACCAAATTCTCTACCTAGCATCCACGCATCTCCATTTTGCATTACTGCAATTAAGATACATTTATTTTGTAAAATTAAATTTAATTCTTCTTGGTCTAATGTATTTAATCCAACCATTTTAATTAACGCCTGCCAATCATAAGCTTTTGAGCCATTAGCAGAAGTTCCAGTACCAGTATAAGTCCAGTTGCCTTGTTCAATTTCTTGAGCAATAGTTTTAAATGGAACTGTATGTGTAACCGCTGTAACTACATTAGACGTTAATGTAGAAGCTGTTACATTGCTATAAGGAGTAATATACCATGAAGCAACACCTGCTGTTTGTAAACAGTCTTTTGTTACATAATTTTGTGTTAATACGCAAGCCATGTTTTATTTATTTTAATATTAATATTAAGAGGGGATAATTTAATACCCCCTCAATTTTTACTATCCTCCGTATAATACTCCGTTTGTTGCTGCTGCAATATGAGTATGAATACAATAGATTGAACGAATAAAACGTGTATCACCATCATTTGCAACCTTACCAATTTCAACACGATTAACGTCATCTAATAAGTCAGTATTCCACATAACTTTAGATTTTTGGTGAGCGTATGCCCAAGTATCTTTTGGTACTGGTACAAACAATAATTCTACATTATTATAATAGAAACGAGCATCCGCTCCTTTACCTTCAATTAAGAAGTTGATTTGTTGAGCTGCACCTACTGTATTATTAGCATTATACACTAATTGTTTCCAAGCACGTGGACAGTAAATAACAACTGGGTCTGAATCATTTTCTAAAGCTACTGCTGGAATTGCAGCGTAAATTTTACCAATTTCTGTAGCAATATTAGAAGCAGTTACAGTTGTACCAGTTACTTTAATATAACCTCCAATTGCACCATTATCATAAAATGCTTTAGCGAAAATACCATCTACTAAACCAGCAGTTAAAGTACCAACAGCAGTTTGAGCAGCAGCAGTAATAGAACCTTGACCAGCTCCAGGCGTTAAAGCGGCGATAGCTGTTTTAGTTGCTGAAGTAATACCACCCCAGAAAATTGATTCAGCATCTTGAGACACTAATGGAGCATATTTACCTAAAACTGTAGATGCAAATTCATTTGATTCAATTTCCCAAGCTCCTTTTTTCATATCTAAGTTGAAACGAGTAGAGCGTAAAGTTTCATCTAAGAATGTTTGTTTGTATTCTAATTTAGTTAAAGTTACTGCTCTATCAGTTAAAGCAATAGAACCAGATGAAGATAAAGCAGCACCAGTATAAGCTTGAGCTGTTACTGATACGTTTTCTTCTGTTAAGATAGTACCAGCTTTGATATTATCATTAAATGCTACATAACCTTTACCGATTGTTTTGTTTTCAAAGTAAAGTTGCTCAATTACTGGAACCAAGTTAGGTCCATTAAGCGTTACTGGATTAGTGTATGAAATTGCCATTTTGTTTTATTTTTATTTTTGTTTATAATGTTTTAAATCTTCTATTAACCATTCAATTTGTTCTTTAGTACAAGTATCTTTTAAATACTCTTCAATTTTAACATCTTTAGGAATGGCTGCTAAAAATGTTTCATAATTAACTCCACTATCAAATGGGTTAACTATATTTTCTGTTTTAATCGATTTTGCCATACTTAGCTAATTTGAATTTCTGAAATGGAGTTAAGCTTTTTAAATCAATATCTTTTTTAACTTCTTTTTGACTTTCTAAACTAATTGCAACAGCAGCTTTATCAAACTCTTCAATTGCACCAAAAGCAGCAGCTAAACCTTTTTTGTTTTCTTTTAATTCAGCCTCTAATGCTTTGTTAGTTTCCAATGAAGCCTTATAAGCTTTTTCAACAGTATCTAAACGTTCTGACAATTTAGATAACATTGCTTTCATTTCCTCTTCAGCTGGCTCTGGTTGAGCATCCGCTTCTTTTGGCATAATTTCGGTAATTACACCAGCAGCACAAATAACCTTGCCACCAGCAGCTAATTCAAATTCACCTTCAGCAGGAATAGCAACTCCATCAGCACCAGTAAATGTAGCCATTGCACCAACTTCCATTTTATCAACAGAAAGCATAGTGCCATCAATTAAAGCAACATCTTCAAGTTTAGTAACAACTGGTTCTACTTTAGTAGCTGGTAAATCAATTCCTAACTTTGCTAGGTAAGATTTTACAGTCTCTTTTGTTTTTTCACTTAACATATTAATTTTTATTTTTTAGTTTCTATAATAATATACAAATAAATTTGGATTTTACAATTTATTTTTTTATAAGGTCGTTAATTATAGCTTCAACCTCTTTTTCGTCTAAATCAATTTCTTTTTCTAAGTCAAAAAATCCTTCTAATGAAATACCTCTAACTTTGCCAGATTTTGCTTCTTCCCATATATTATCGTTATTTATTTTCATGCTACAAAAAATAGTTCCATCTGGTAAATCAAAACCTTTAGGCTGTGATATACCTCTAGTCTCATCACTCATAAATACTTCAAACACAAATACTCCTTTAGATAAATCTTGAGTATCATGAGTTAATTTAACCTTTTTTTGATTTCCATCGCTCATATACTTTTGAAGAACTTTCATGTTAGTGTCTTTTTTATACACTACATAAAACTCTTCAAAAACTCCACTATTTGGAGCTGTTTCAATTTTACGATAAATAGGTAAATCAGCTATAATAACTGGAGCTGTAATTATGCGCTGCTCTTCATTTAAAGACATTTTAAATTCAACTCTTTTGTGTTCATCAAACATTAACCATTCGGTTAACATTGCAGGACTATCTACTAAAGCTATGTTTTGTATGCCTTGTTGTTTTAAATCTAATCCAGTTAAATCTTCATTAATTGTAGCGTAATAAATTGGTAATTTCTTTTCCATAATTCTAAAATGTTGATTGTGTTTCTAATGCTTTTACTCTATCTTGTTTATCGTTTATTTCTGTAACACTTACAGTACTTTCTACTTTAATTGTTGGTTTTACTTCTTTTTCACCTCCTATTTTTTTACCAGTTTCATCAAATGAAGTGCTTTGATTTGTATTTGCACTTGGTATGTTAATTGTTGGTGGAGCAGGAACAGCAACAGAAGCAACAGCAGAAGCGCCACCGCCTCCGCTAGACCCACCGCCATCATCAAATTTAGTTGAAGCGATTTTAGCAATATTAGCAGCAGCAGCAGCACCAACAGCAACAGCAGTAACTCCTTTTAAGATTGCTCCAAATGGCTCTGGAATAACAGACTGCGCTGATAAAGCATTAACAACACCCTGAATACCGCTAATAGTTGCAGTTGCAATAGATATCCCTTTATTTATATCAAACTGTTTTTTTGCTTGTTTTCTCTCTTCTTCACTACCCTTTTTTAAGTTCTTTGTTTTAAAATAAAAATAAGCATCTGATAATTGTTGTAATGAGTTTGTTAAAGATTGTGCTGTATTTAATTGAGCGTTATAATTAGTTTTAAAGTCCTCTAATTCTTGCTTTCTTAATTCAGCTTTAAAGTCAGCATTTGAAACAGCTACAAATTGTTCTTGATTACCTACTTCTTGCATATACGCAAGTGATTCGTCCATTGCAGCTTTATCTGCTGCTAATTTTTCTTGTCTTAATCTTTCTTCTTCTAATCTTTGAGCTTCTGCATTTGCAATTCTTATTTCAACAGTTTTATTCCAAGCGTCTAATTCTTGTTTAGCTAAATCATCTAAATATTTTTGTTTATCTACTAATCTTTTATCTTGTTCTTCTTTTAATTTTTTAGTTTCAGTTATTTCTAATACTTGTTGTTGTGTTTTTGCGTTAGCTATATTTTCAAGACTAGCAGTTAATTGCTTTTTTTGCTCCTCATTTAATTGACCTCCAGCCTTTACATAACTTATAATACTATCTACATAAAGTTTATTTGTTTTTATAATAGCTTCTTGTTTTAAATTTTCATAAGCTATTGTACTTTCTCCATTTGCCTTAGTAACAGCTATCAATCTATCTAAACGTCCCATTTGTTCAGATAGTAATCCATTCATTGATTCCTTAAGGTTATCAATTTCTTCTGACATACCTCTCAATTCTGGATTAATTCCCTGAAGTATATCACCAAATTTTAAAAAAGCATCTTTTAAACCTCCAATAATATCACCTACAAACTGTAAAGCTTTTGCTAATAAACCACTTCCTTTACTTAACTCTTCAAAGTTTTCAACTAAGTACATTACAGCTTGGACTATTAATCCAATACCAACGGCAGCTAATGCTGATTTCATTGCAACCAAACCAGCTTTTACTTTATCAAAATCTAAGTTTCTTAATCCTTCTCCTAATTGATTAAATCCTTCACTTGCACGTTCTACACCACTTCCTTTTAATGATTTTGTACTATCATTTAAATCTTCAACCTTATCTTTTAATGCACTAACATTTTTCGTAGCTTTAATATATTCTGCTGAGCTTTCACCATAAACTTGAGCAGCTTTTATTTGCTCGTCTTTAGCAGCTTTAATAGCAGCTTTCAAGTCCTTCATGGACTGTATGGATTCTTCGCTTCCTTTTACTTCTACTTCTATTGCTACCTTATCTTCTGCCATTATCTAATGCTTTTATAAGTTCATCATTTCCAGTTACAGTCATATTTAAACATAAATGAATACAAGCAAAACCATCTAATACTTTTTGATTAGGGTTACTATCAAATTGTTTTTCTAAATTTTCTATTTGTTCTATCATTTTATTGTTCTTTTATATCCATTTTAATCTATTATAACCCAATTTGCACCGTCATACTGCAAAGTGTATGATTCATTTAGTGTAGTTAAGTTCTTAGTACTACTACCGTCAATCGTTCTACCATCACCATCTATAGTTACTGTATTACCACTACTATCAATACGTTTTATCGTTATTACTTTTGTTATATCTGTGCTTATTGTAGTGTCATTAATAGTTAAACTAATAGGACTAATCAAATAGTCAGTAGTTGCATACATTAGCGTAACTGTTACATTACCGCTTGTTGCATCAACTAAAATAGTATCGTCAAACGCTTTAATATTATAATCACTTGTTATGGTTTTTATACTTGCGCTTTCGCCATTAACAGTAGTTGACACTTGACCGTTTATGTAAGTAAAGTTTGAAGTGTTTTCAGCTATTGTAATATTATCACCTACTACTACCACATTATTAGCACTTTCTGGTATAATATTATTATCACCTATTGAAACACTATTATAACCTAAATTAATTGAACCATTACCAACCGATAAAGAGTTATTTAAACGAGCTGCCAAATTATCACCACCAGCACTAATAGCTGTATTTGAACTTATTAATCCAGTAGTAGGTATAAAAACCTGAGCTTCTAATAATTTAACTAGTTCAAATTTAGTTGAGGTTTCTTTTAGCGGATTGTAATTTTCAATCTTATTAACTATCCAATAAGCTCCATCTATAAACACACGCCTTCTAAAACTAAACTCTCTTATGTTTAAAGCATTAACCCAGATATATTTAGTTTCTATCCTGCTATCTCTATCAATTAAATTTTCTAAATAGTATTTATGAAAACGATTATAACTATTATTTGTTGTAAAGTAACTATTAACATAAGAATAATAAACCTCTTTAGGTAAACCAAAGTTTAAATCAATAGTTGGATTGAATGGGTCGTCTGTATGTCCAGCATATAAATAATCGTTTGTGATTAAGTCAGCACTATTAAATTCTTTCCAAGTGTACGGATTAACTGTTTGTTTTGTGCCTCCACAAATTAATATCCTGACATTTGGTGTTATTGGTTTTTTAACAGACACACCGCCTTGCTGTTCTTCTTTGAATATACGTGGATGTGCAATTCCTAATCCATAGTTAGCAATATTTGGAGTTGGGCTAAATAATATCTCATTTATTTTATCATTCTTTTGAAAATCATTTTCAACATCTATTTGTTGAGTTCCAAAAACTTCATTCCAAGTGTTTTTGTATTGCTCGTTATATTTATCTTTATCTTCTTTGTATTTATAAATATATCTTTTACCGTCTAATAAATTAGGATTAACAGTTCTTTCTTTATCATAATCCATTAAACCTTCATAATTCAAAATAGGCTCTGTATTATAAAAGTCATCAAATGATTCTATTATTAAATTTGTTTTATCATCTGGGTCTAAGTCAATATAAAGATTAAGGCGTTTAACCTCACTCATTAATAAGTCTTTTTGTTTTATTTTAATAGGTAAAGCATTATTTGCTAAAAGTGTATTTCCTGCAATAACTTCTTTTTTAGTTGCTAATCCATAAAAAGAACTTTTAGCTGCTCCGCTTAATTGTGTTAATACCCAAGTACCAGTACCAGTAGAAACTACATTATCTAAAGCATCATAATAAACTGGTACTCCACCAGAAGCATATCCTAAATAAGAATAAGCTTTAAAATAATCTCCACCGCTAAATAATTGTTCACCAGTTGCTACTTGGTTATTAAAAAAGTAATCAGTTGAAGCATCTATTACATAGTCAACTAAACCAGCATCATAATATCCTAAAGTACCATTTGATGTTTTATAATCTAAAGTATTAACGTTTAAATTAAAATAAGTAACACCTCCATCTCCAGATTTAGCTATTCTTTTAGTTGTTTGAAAACCAACTTTACACTTTACCACACTAGGGTCAGAGTGTGTAAACCTAACTTTAAAATAATCAACAGTTGCTAAATTATAATAACCACTATCATTTAATACAACTTGAGTACCAGCATTTTGATTACCTACATCAAAAAAACCGCCAGTTTCATTATTATAGTTATTGTTTAAATCAGTGCTTATTGTTCTAGTTATATCTGAGTTTAAACCCACATAAAATTGTCTATTATCTAATTGTGTTTGAGATAAAGAAACTGCTGTTATATTTGGATAAACTATAATCTTTTTATATTCAGCACTATCTAAAATAGTAGATGTAAAAGTATATCCTGCCTTTGTAATTATCTTTTCAATATATTCTCTTAAATGAAAACATGGTAAAAAATCGTTTGTATTCCAAATAGTATCAGAACCGCCATTACTTCCTTTATCTATAAAAGGATAAACAACATCTAAACCAGTTCCATAGTTTGAGCGTGTACTTATTTGAGTTGCTCTATTATAAGTATGATTATATGCGCTAAAATCTAAATCATCTGCACTATTACTATTGCCAGTTATTAACTTGTCTCCTATTTCTAAAAATAACGTACCGCCTTCACCTACAATAGAACATTCATACTCAATATTCCCATCTGGCTTTAAGTTTATTCTTATTAACTGTAAATTTCCTTCAAAGTTTAAAATCTCATCAACATAATATTTACAAGGGGTTTTAAGATTCTTATTAAAATACTGAGTTGCTATATTTACTTCAAATATATTTTCAAAGCATTTATTAATCTCATTAGTAGCATTAATTGTAATTGTAATACTTCTACTCGCTTTTCTTTTATCAGGCTCTCTAATATCTGCTATACTAAAGTTTAAAGCAACTGGAATATTATCATTAAACGGTTGAGTTTGTAATCCACTACCGTCAGCATTAAATATTTCTAAACGTGTTCTAACTGCCATTATATACCTCTTTGTCTAGTTTCTTGAGTATCATACTCACACGTTACTTTATAAAATATTAACGGGTCTCCAAATTGTTCTTCTACTTTATAACCCGTATCTGTTATAGTGAAAGATTTATAATTACCATTATCATCAACAATCCACTTAACTGGACTATCAAATAATTCTTCTAATTGAAGAGATTGATAAGATGTAATCCAATTACTATTTAAAACTATTTGTCTTGTAGTTTGTGTACTTACAGTTCTTTTTTCTGCATCCCAACTATTTGAACCATAAACACCGCTTGTTATTCTACTAGGATTTAGTCTAACTGTTTCAGATTTTTTATTTACAGTTATATTACTAATCATTTCAAAATTAAAGTGTGCTATGTTTCCATTACGCTTTAAGTATTGAACTGTATATTTTCTAAACTTAGTACATAAATCAGTAAAAGTATAATTACCAGTATATTTAACTGTAACACCTTGTTTTATTTCTATTGTAACCGTATCGCCTTCTGATGGAACTATTGAATTAGCTAACAATGTAGAATATCCAACATTACAATAATAAATATAGTTATTTGTAGCTGGTATTGTTAAGTCTATAGCTGTAATAGTAACGCCGTCACTATGTGTAATTGTTACTTTATCACATGAATTTTTAAAGAAGTGAATCCATATATCGTTTTTTATATCAACATTATAATCTGGATATAAAAACTCATTAGATATATTTTCTAATAAATAAACACTTGAACCATTTGAAACATAATCTGTATAAAGATAATTTCTGAACGTATGTTCAGTTAAACAAGCGTCATAAGCTATATAGTTAATTGTAGTAGTAGATTGAATAGCTCCCGTATAATACTCTTTAATCTTAACCTCAACAGCACAACTTTTACCATCTGCATATTGACAAGTAACACTTGTTGGGTCAAAGTATGAACGTGTTATATAATTCTTTACTAACTCAATAGCATCATATACTAAATATCCATCTGGACGCTGTAATATATTTTCAGTATAAATAGTACCTCCATTTATTTGAACTGTTACAATATATTTAAAGTCAGTAACCGCTATCTGATTAGATAGAGCTGTAAACACCTGACTATTATAAGCTGGTGTATATGCTTGTGGTTGTTGACTAACTGTTAATGCCATTACTTATTTCTATTTGTAATTCTGTTTTTAAAATCTCTTTTAATTTTTCTTTTAACTCTTCAATCCTTCCATCATTTATAACCTCACTAAAAAAGTTTGTCGCTTCTATTGATTTCTTTTTTAAAGAACGAGCAACTAAAAAACCAGACGCTTTCTTTGCTCTATCAAATGGCATCTTCTTTAAAGTTTTTAAGTTTTTACGCTTTGATAAACTTTGTTTTTTCTTTCTTGCCTCTAAATCGGATAATCTAATCTTTTCAGCTAATCCACTTAGCGCACTCCATTCAGATATTTTATTTTGACCTTCTTCACTTACATTACCAGCCCTTCTACCACCATCTACAATGTCCCAATAATCATTCATTTCAAAAGTAAGAGTTAACTTGCCTTGACTATATTTTACTGGTTTAGCTATTGCTGAAGCCTCTAATCTTGAGGTTCTTTTTCTACCTTTATATTTAGAAGCCCTTGCATCTAGTTTTTCTTTTAAAGAACGTTTAGTATCTACAGTTAAACTAACTCCAAAGTCTGTTAATAAATTTTTTATTTTATCATTTAGAGCCATTTAAACTTATTTCAAACTTTCCTTTATCTTTTAAGTAACTTAACTTATTTGCGAACCTTAATACATTCCAATCGTAAATATCATCTTCTGTTAGTCCACTATCTTGAACACATAATGTTACTGAATACTCCCACCCCCATCTTTCAAAAAATTCTGAAACTCTTGGTCGTCCATCATCGTCTGAAAGTGATTTACTAACATTTGAGTGTTCTTTTCCGTATAATCCTTTATAATCTCGCTGTAATTTTTCAAACAGTTTGAATAAAAAAAAACAGCCCCCATTGTTTCAGATAGTTTAGATTTCTTAAATAGTTCGACATTCTTTTGATGATTTTCAGGAACATATTTCCAACCCCTTAACGTTAACTCTTGGTGGCAAATAGCCATTAACTCTGGTAAACAATTAATGTAATTGCCTCCATTCATTTTTAGAATCTCAGTATAATCTTTTTGCTGTGAAGTAACATAATCACTTATATTACGAATGTATCTAAATTTCTTATAACCTAAAACAACTGAGTTTTTAAGTTCCATACTATTTAATGGTTCTATCAAAAATAATGCTTCTGTAAGTTTATTGTAAACATCAGAAGGTTTCATATCTTCAATTTCTTCAATAGATTTACCAGACAATATAGATAGTCTATGAATTGCTTTATCAAGCGTATCAATACTATTATTCGTTTTTAACTGCTCAAGCTTTTGATATTGCTCAACGGTTAAATCTTCATATCTTTTAGGTATATTCATGTTAATATAATATACAAAAAAAATAAGAGTTTACAAACTATTGGATTATAAAAGTAGATTTTTTAAGACGGTTTAATGCTACATAACGAACACTATCCCAAAAATGGTTGAAGTCATCAATTGGTACATTTAACTTATTACCTTCTTTATCAGTATCCCATTTATAATTACGAGCTTCTTTAATAGCGTTTAAACTATCTTTAGTTATATATAATTGATATTGTTGTAAAGTGTCTATTGAGTTTCTAATACTATCAGCTCCTTTTTTAGCACCTTCAATTCTATAACCAGCTCTTCTAATATCCTCTATTGATTTTGGCTCTGCACTATCAGCAACAATCATTTGATTTTGTTTAATACCTAAAGATTGCAATTTATTAATAATATCACTATTGGTTAATCCAGTTTGATATAACAACTCTTTTAAATATAAAGCTTTATCATATCTATAAACTGCAGTTAAAGTTGTTGGGTCATTAGTAAAACCCCAGTCCATACCATAAGCAATAAACTCAGCTTCTTTAGGTATATCATCACATTGTTTCCAATTCTCAAATACAATTCCTTGTAAAGAACCTATTTGACCTAAACCATAAACATTATACCAGTTAGCCCAAAACGAACTATTAGCAGCTTTTTCTTTTGCTTTTAATATAAAGTTAAGGGCTGACTCAGGACACGCCTCATTATCTCGGTAATCAATAATAAGCATATCAACATCATCATCATTAGCTAACTCTTCGTGAAACCAAAACGGTGAAACAGGATTCCAGTCTAAATAAATAGCTTCTTTAGTTCTACTTGCTAATTCTGTATAAGCATGAAACGTCATGTTATTAGCTTCATTCATATAAAGAATATCACGCCTAGCCCCTCTTAATTTAGCATCATTATCTGCACTAAAGAACTCTATTGTTGTTCTATTTGAAAACGTGTATGTACTATCTGTGGCTCTCCAATGTTCTTCAATCCATCTCCCAGTCTCATACATTATCTTTTTAAAGTCTTTCATTGCTCCACGTCTTAAATGTGGGAATGATTCAGCAACTATTGAAATGTCTTTATTTGGATTTCTGGTAGCATAATCAATTATAATAGGTAATATACCAAATGTTTTACCAGCAGACGTACCACCTTGTATGCCTTTGACAAACTTATTTAATTTGCGTATTTTATCAATAGCTGTGGTATATCTAAAAGCCATTTAGTCCATTGGTTTATCATTACTAAATAAAGGCTGCTCAGTCTTTACTGTACTTTCTGTTTTCTCTGTTAAACCATTTAAACGCTGTGTAATGCTAGGATTATACTGCCCAACCATACCGCCATTAATTTGGTCATTTCTAATAACATCCTTTATATGCGAACAGATTGTACTATATTCGTTATATCTATTATCTGTATTATCAAAATAATGCTTAATACAGCCTACTTTCATAAAAGAATATACTCTAAACCCCTCCATAGTTAAAGGTGTCTCTAATAGTTCAAAATCGCTTCTACCGTCTTTACCAACAAATACCATTTTTTTACGTGGTGTTTGTTTAGTTTCCAATTTATAAGCCTCAAACAATTCTAAAAGAGCCTCAGGAGTTTCAATATACTTATGCTTTGCCATTTAATAATCTTTCTAATTTTTTAGTTAATGTAGATGTTTTTCTGCCTTTTGTTAATAGCTCCGCCTTATTATATTCACATCCATAAAAAGTTATAACAAACACTTCTGCATCTTTAGCCAGTAAATCTGTTTGGACTTTCATTTCATTAAATTCTCTATCTGTTGGAGCTCCAGTATTATATAATACTAATATAGGTTTTGCCATTAGTTTAACTGTTTTATTCTATTATCAAAATAAGCATCATTTAATGCCTTTAAACTTTTAGTTAAATTATTCTCAAAAACAGATAATACTTCGTTTATCCTTTGCCGCTTTAATTCTAAAAGCCATTGATTAAATGTTAATTTCATAACTTAATCACTTTAGCTGTTTGACTTGCAACATATTGTTGTTTAATAATACCATTAACATAAATAGTAACATTATCGTTAACTGTAGAACCACTATTAGTAAATATCAATATTGAATCGCTTGTTGTATAGTTTTTAATATATCTATTTAAAGTATTAGTTGTAGTATAAGAGCTATCTATATTTGGGTCATAAGACCATTTAACAGAAGCAAAGTTATTAACGCTACCATGAACAATGTATATTTCTACAAACTTACTGGCTACAGGTGTAGGAGTAGTAATTTGTGGCTGTTCTGGTTCTGGTGATTGTTTAGCGCATCCAACTAGGATTAAGCTAAATAGTAATAGTTTTTTCATTAGTTTAAAATTATAATAAATTGTTTTTTAAGCATAATAGAATTAAATATATTTATTCTGTGTTTAACTAGGCTTGATTCCATCGTAGTATATTTCAAATCTATTTGAGTATTTTACTTTGCCAAGTGTTTTATAATCTGGGATAGCTAATTTTAACAAACGCTCAGCCTCATTTATTAAGTCGTTTTGTTTACGTTTAGTTAATCCTTTAGGCATTTCATAAGTAGCTTTAAAAATTGATTCTGCCATTATTTTTTAGATTTAGTTTCTTTAGGTTTATTCATATATGCTAAAATAATAGAAAATGATTTCTTATATTTATTTTCACAAGTAGAGCATTCTGCTAATACTTCAACAGTATCATCTATTTTAGAATAAGCATCTAAAACATCTTTTACTAATTGTTGAGAGCTATCAGGTCTAATAATATCTCTAGCAACCATTTCAATAAACCCTCTATTTTTCTCTAATGTATTCATTTTATTTTATTTTTTAATTCGCTTTTAAATTTATTATTTTCGTATATTAACTTTCTTTGATTTAATCCAAACTCTTGAGCTATTTGTCTAGTACTAGTAACAACAGACTTAAATAGTATCTCTGATTTAAACTTATCTTCTTTAGCAAACTTTTTTATCTGTTCCACTTTTTCTTCTATTTCAAAATTATAACAATCTTCTATAATATCAAAATCAATTATTTCAAATTCATTATGTCTTTCACTCAGAGTACATTTAGTATTAACTAATGTTTTAGCTCTAATCCTATGAGAGTTAAGCCCTTTAATACAGTTACTACAATATGCTATAAATTGAGCATTATTATATTTATTTATAATAAACTCTTCATCTTTTTCACATAGGAACAATAAGAACTCTTGAAATAAATCATTATGAATATCTCTATAGTTACAAAGTTTAGCTGCTAAATTTCTAAGCATTTTAGATTCAGATGCCAATATAAGTAATCTATTTTTATCCATTCTGTTTACAAATATAACAAAAATTAATAATACAACAAAAAATCTATAAATTCCAATAAAATTACAAATTTAATAGGAAATAGAATAATACGGGCTAAAGTGTAAAGTATGTTAAGTGTCATAAATATATTTTAAGTTGTTTGTAAATAAATCTAAATCGTTTTAAATTATAAATTATCTTTTAATATTTGTTTAAAAAGGTGTTTCTATATCATTATTATTATTAATTACTATATCTAAAAAGTCTGTGTTTGGTTGTAGTGAGTTTGTGGTTTCAAATATATGCTTTTGTTCTGGAGTATCGTTAATCCAATTTGTTAAATCTGGAGTTCCTTTGTAATATCTAGTGCTGTTAGGTTCATAGGCATAACTACTCATTCCCTCTTGGCCCCAATGTGAAAATTTAACCTTTTGTATATAAACATAAGCAACTCCTATTTCTTTATCTCTGTAAACACAAATACCATTATCTGCTTTATTGTAAAAGTTTGATGAACCATTTATATCGTAAAGAGTTGGTACATCAAAATTCTTACCATCTGATTTTTTCATCTTAGTAGGATGGGCCACCAAAAAACAATGAACATTATTAATTTCACAAAAAGAAACAATCTTATCTAAGGACCTACCAATGTCATTAGTTGAGCCATCCCCTTTATGTTCTAATTTATTCCAAGCATCAATAACAAAAAAATCTAATCCTTTACGTTTTTTTAACTGCCTACAATGATTTAAAATACTTTCTAAAGTAAAATCTTTCTCTGGTTTAATAAAAAAGAATTTATTATTTAGATATTTTTTCACATTATCTAAATCATAATGGCTCATTCTATTTGGACCGTCCCATGATTTACCAATAATTTTACGGGCCATCTTACTAAAATGTAACTGACTTGGCCTATTTTCTGGACTGTAAAAAGCACCATTCCAATTATGATACCTACGTAAGTGAACACAAATATTATCTAAAAATTCAGATTTACCATGTGAAGGAATGCCAGTAATAATAGACAAATAACCTTTAACAATATTCAAATCAAAGCCATCTATTTTACAATTAACACCTTTATCTAAACCATTTTCATATAAATCATTTATTTCATCTGATAGGTCCGATATTGTAAAAACACCCTCTAAAGGAAATTCTTTAGCATCTTGTATGCTTTCAATTATGGCCTGTAAATCATATTTAATTAAACAATCGTTTGCATCTTTGCAATCTTTAAACTCTACTATTTTACAATTTTCTTTACCTATTCGGTCCGCAAGTTGTTCTCTTAAATTTCTACCAGCTAAATCATTATCTAAACATAAATAAATTTCTGGACATAAATCAAATGAATCAATTACGTCATCTAAATAAGATAAATTATTTTGACCTGTACTAGCCCCATTTGGAACTGATAAAGTATTTTTATATCCACATTGGACCATAGTTAAACAATCAGGTTCACCTTCAACAATATAAACTCTTTCTGTAAAATTTATATTATTAAGATTATACATAATTAGTTTAGCATCTTTATGAAGTTTAAAACTCTTTTTAGGCCCTCTGTATTTAATGTTTATTAACTCATTATTTTCATCAAAATAGTTAAAATTAATACAATTAACATTTCCATATTCATTAAAATATTCTATTGATTCTGTAACTTTTAAATCAATTAAAGTTTGTTGTTTTATTTTTCTGGCCTCAAACCATTTAATAGTTTTATCTGATAAATCAGTTTTATTTTTCCAAACTGGCTTTTGATATATTTTTTGGTCCATAGGTTTACTTTCTTTTAAACGGCCCTTCCAATTACAATGGATGCAATGCCAAACATTTTTATCTAAATTAACACCTAAACATTTATCTGTTTTCTTTTTACGAGTGTGTGAACATTTAGGACAAGTTGTTTTATATTCACCTGTAGTTTTATTACTTGGCACTTGAATACCATAATAGCTATAATTTTCCATAATTTACATTTTACCAGCGTTACGCATAAATTCCTCTCTATCAATTACACTTTCAGATTCTTTAATGTAAGGCAAAGTATTTAATAAAGTGGACCGCCAATTTACAATATTTTTATCATTACCATTTTTCCAATCATTAGCTATCCAACTATCATATTTAAACTGCAAATCAATTCTATTAACTTTAGGTTTTTTTTCTAAAGCATAATTTAAAAACTCATCAAACGTGGGTATTATATTTTCTTTTATTTCTTTCTTATTCTTATTCTTATTTGTTGAAATCGGTTGAACATCTGTTGAACCGTAGTTTAACTGTTGTTTAACCGCAGCTCGTTTTAATGCGCTTTTTTTACCCTTATCTGAGTTAATTTTTGATATATGACCAGCATCTATTAACTGTTCATCTAAAAACTTTATAGATATAAATTCATTATTTATTACTATAAATCTATCAATAAGTTCATTTAATTCAACTGGATTTTTGTACCTTTTATTTATATCTTCAATAGATAAATTACCATCTCTTTGCCAATATAAAGCACATATATTTATAAATAGGCCCTGAGTAGATAATGATTCAAAAACAATATCACCTGTCATCCATTCAGATACAATAAATTTAAAGTATGGAAAATTTTTAGCCATATTATTTAGATTTATTATAAATAATTAAACAATGATTAGAATAAAAATCATCTGTCATTATTGAATTATATTTAATATCAATAATTTTATGACCTAAATAATAGCAGTTATTAGATAACCATTCATTTACTTTTGCTTCTAAATCTTTAATATTAGAATCTGCAATAATTTTAATTTGAGTTTCCATGTAAATAAAAAAACCTAACAGCTTTTCGGAGTGCCGTCCTACTAAGCTATTAGGTAAATAAGTTTGTTAATTAAATGAGTCGGCACACTCTTAACAATCACAAATATAAACAATTAAATTATAATTTCAAAACTTTTACTAAACTTTTTTTGTATAAATTCTTTTGAATAAAAGTAAAATACATAATAGTAATTGCTTAAAAAATTATAACATAATGTTGGATTGAAGTCTTTTATAGCTTTATGCTTTTTGTATTCATTGACTGCTTTGTGTAAATTTTTCATTTAAGTTTTTTCTTATTTCTAAGTTAATATTATGGTAAATATCTGTTATACTTTCAATATACTCATTATTAAGCATATTCTGTTTTTCTAGTTCTTCAACTATTTTAAAACCTTGCTTTTGCCAAATGTTAAACTCCTGTTTTAACTTTTGTTTATACTCCCCTGTTAGAGTAGTAGATTGTTCTACTACTCCTTTAATTAGGGCTATAAATATTTGTGTTTCTGTTTGTATCATTAGAATAAAGTTAATACGCTGTTTTTTTCTTCTACAAATGCTTTATGATTAGATTCATTAATTTTGAAATAAGATTCTTTTAATTCAATACTAATGCTTTTACGATTCATTTTAATTGCAGAGCAACCCTCTGAACCAATACCGCCAAATGGACTTAATACAGTTTCACCCTCATTTGAATATAAATGTAATATACGTTCAATAGTATCTAATTGTAAAGGGCATATATGTTTTTCATCGTTACCATCACGTCCTGATCGATATTGTAAAGTTCTACTATAATCAATATCATACCATACTGGACTAGCATATTTTTGCCATAAATCAACTGGTAAATAATCTAATCTTGATTGGTCTGTATCTTGGTGAGTTATTGGAGTTTCATTTTCTCCATCATTTCTAAAAAACAAAATATAATCAGGAATACCTACTCTTGTCATCGCACTATCTTTTTTAATAGTTTTATGTAATAATCCTAATGCTTTTGTTCTTTGCATTTCAGTTACTGGATTTTTCCAAACTGTAACCCTAGAATGATAAATAAAACCTTCATTAGTAAACCAATCAATTAACATTCCACTAAAATCTCTTAAACCAATATATCCTTCTTTACCTTTTTGAATTGGTAAATCCATACAATGTATAGCACAAATACGACCACTTTTTAAAGTTCTTTTTAACTCTGGAATAAGATATTTAAAATGCTGTTCAAATTGTTTATAATTTGATACATTACCCATATCCTCCTCTTTATCTGAATATACATATAACTCAGCAAATGGAGGGCTAAATACAATAATATCTGCACAATTATCAGGTAGTTTTTTTGTTTCCTGAACACAATCTCCATTGATTAAATGGTATTGATTAGTTTTAATTTCTTTATTCATAATTTTAACTTTTGATTTATTTGATTTGTAGTTAGTTTCACTTGAATATTTAGCCATTTCTGTTATCATTTCTTTATGGCGTTCCTGTTTATCTAATATAGTTTGTCTTACATTAGTTTGAGATTCTGGAATAAGAATATGAACTGTAACTTTATTTTTTTGACCAAACCGATAACAACGCCTAACAGCTTGATAAAATGCCTCAAATTTAAAATCATAAGACATGAAAACCATTTGATTACATTGTTGATAGTTCATACCAAAACTTGCAATACTTGTTTTAGTAATTAATGTTTTAAACTCTTTATTTGCAAAACCATTTAAATGTTTAGCTTTATATTCTGGACTATCAGAACCTTGCACATTTATACAATTATCTAAACGTTTAGCAATTTCATCTGTTTCATTATTTTTTAATCCCCAAACAATCCATTGATTATCATTTGAATTTACCAATTCAATAGCTTTATTTAAACGAGCATCAAAAGAACGGTTTAAATCTTTATGCAAATCAGTAGCAGAAACAGCCACATCACCAAATAAATTTTCTGTATTATTTTCTGTATGAATAATATGTTCTACATATTCAATTTCTGGTAAATCATAACCTTGATGATTAAATCCTAATGTATCAGGTTTATCAATAGCAATAGACCAACTACATACATATTTCCAGAATGGGTCTTTAGCGTGTTTTCTTAATCTCCATTTTGAAGTTTCACCGCCATCATGTACAAAGTACATTGCTAACATTTCTAAATAAGACATAGCCCCTAAAAATTCAGAATGCTGCCCTAATTCCATGTGGTCATTTGGAGATGGTGTGGCAGTACAAGCTAATTTATATGGAGTTTGTTTAAATGTTTCAATAATTAAACTACTTAATTTTCCATCACGTCCTTTTAAAATACTTGATTCATCTAATACAACTCCAGAATATTGATTAATATTTTCAACATTTTTTAACTGGTCATAATTAGTAATATCAAAACTATTTAAATCAATCCCAAATTTAATAGCTTCGTTTTTTGTTTGCTCTACAACTGCTAATGGTGCAAGTATTAAAACTTTTAAACCAGTTTTATTAAATACAGCATTAGCCCATGATAACTGCATTAATGTTTTTCCTAATCCGCAATCCGCAAAAATTGCAAATCTACCTTTTGATAAAGCTGTTTTAACTGTGAATTTCTGAAAGTCAAATAAGTTATTATTTAACTCTGATTCATCAATTTCAAAACCACTTTCTAAAAAAGTTTTTCTTTTACTTTCTAAAAATGTTTGATAATTCATAATTTGTTTTAAAATAAGAAACCCACTAAAACAAGTTGCAGTTTGTTCTAATGGGTTCTTTTAGTCTATTTGACTAATTTTTTGATAGGTCTGCAACGTCCTATAAATTACACTTTGTAATCTGTTTGCAAATGTATAATTGTTTTTTTAATCTGCAAAATATTTTTTATTAACTCTATATTGTTTATATCTGTTAATGTTTTAGGTGTACATTTAATTACTCTATAACCTAATAAAGCAGCGTTATTATATTTTTCCATATCTTTAATAAATCCACTACCTCTATTGTGCCTACCATTTATCCATATACCGCCCTCAACTTCTAAAGCTATTTTTTCATCAATCCAACAATAGTCAAATCTCCAACGCCTTGTTGCATGAAATTTAAACTCAGTTTCAGGCAGTTTTATATTGTTATCTTTAAGTAAAGCAAAAAATATAGTTTTGTTATCCATTTGTCAAATATAACAAAATAATACTATATTTGTAAAAACTATTAAAATGGCTGAAATAAGAAGGCTCTTTTTTGATATAGAAGTTTCATTCTGTATTGGTAAATTTTGGAATCCAAGTTACAATACTACAATAAGCTACAATCAAATAATTAAACACGCTCAAATCATTTGTATAAGCTATAAATGGGAGGGACAAAACAAGGTTTATAATCTTAATTGGGATATGAAACAATGCGAAAAATCAATGCTTCAAAAATTTATTAAGATAGCAGATAAAGCAGATGAGATAGTAGGTCATAATAGCGATAGGTTTGATATAAAATGGATTAGAACTAGATGTATGTTTTACCGTTTGCCAATGTTTCCTAAATATAATTCTTTTGATACACTTAAATTTTACAGAAGTAATACAAAACAACCTAGTAACCGTTTAGATGATATTGGTGATTATTTTGGAATAGGTCGTAAAGTTAAAAATGAATCTGATTTGTGGGATAAAGTTGTTTTAAATAACGATAGAAAGGCATTAAAAAGAATGGTTAACTATTGTGATGGTGACGTTTTATTATTAGAGAAAGTTTTTAAATTAGCTAAAGAATATTCTGTAAATAAAATACACGCCACAGGAATAAAATCAGACTGCCCAGAGTGTGGAAGTAATGATATTCAATTATGTGGATTTAATTATACGGCTGGAGGTTCTAAAATTCAAAGATGTAAATGTAATGTTTGTAATAAAAAGTTTCAATATACACCGCCTAAAATTCGCAATTCGCAAATCAAGAAATAATGAATACATACAGCTTTAAAATATACGACTGCCACGAAAAACAAACGTTTAACGATGATGGTTCATTTACTTGCGTACCATTTGATTATTGGTTTAAATTTGAATTAACGATAGTCTTAGAAGATGTATGGATAACTACATTTAGAGAATATACGTTATTTGATAGTGACAATAACCCTATTACAGAATGTACTAGAGTATATTTATCAGATGGTTCAGTAGTATTTGCAGTATTAAAATATGATACATTTAAGGCTAATTTTATAGATAAATACCTACCTTTATTAAATTCGTCTAAAGAAAACGCTAATTAGTCTAAATTAATTGTTAAAAATGTTAAATTTTAAATATTTATTTTGTTGTTATGAAAATAGTGTGTACATTTGTATACAGATAACAATTAATAAATAAGATTATGAAAAATTTAATGAAAGGATTTACAGCAAAAATGATTAAAGGTGAACCAGCAGTAGGAGCTTATAGCCATACTAAAAATAAAGTTAAATATTTTGTAGTATCTTATAAACTACAATTATATTATGGTACTGATTTAGAAACAATTTTTAATAGTTTATAATTATGATATTTGAAATTAAAAGAATAGATAACGGTTATATAATTAAAGTTAACTCTAATAAAACTTATTTATCTAAAGAATATTGTTTACCTGAAGGCAATGATTTAATTGAATTTTTAATAAATCAAATAAAACCAACAATAAAAGAAGTTATAGGTAAAATAGATTTACCTGTAAATGGAGAAGTTTGTAAAATAATAAAAATATCAAAAGATTAATAACATGACACCAACCACACCATACACAATACGTTTAGATACTGAAATACTAGAAAATAGTATTAAGAATAAAAACGAAAAACAGAAAAAAGAGCTAAGAAAAAGACTAGCAAAAATAATAAATAACTATTTAAAAAAGAAACAATGAACCTACTAATCCCAACAATAATGCTAATATCATGCTTATATATAGTGTGGTATATGATGAGAGAAAAAAAACAAACTAATGAAAAAATAATAGAACTTACGGATGAACAAGTAGGTAATATTGAATCTAAGTTAAAAAGAGATAAGGATATTATACACTATTGGCGTAATACTGGTAGATTTAACGTAATGCAGTATGTTAAGTATTTGGAGTATAAGGAGATGAATAAAGTATAACGGTTTGCAGCTAAACGCTGCGGAGCGTAGCGGAGTTGCGATTTAGGTGCTGTTATGCTTAGTATTTTAAACTTTTAGCGATGGAATTTTTAACTAATAAACTATAAACAAAATGATTGAAAAAGCAAAAGAATATGCGATTGATTGCCACTATATGACGACACACCAATACGATGGCAAACCTTACGATACACACTTGAAAATGGTGTTTGATACCGCTAAGAAATTCATTCACTTAATACCTGCTGAACAACAGGAAAATGTATTGTCGGCTTGTTGGGTGCATGATGTAATTGAGGATTGCCGACAAACCTACAATGATGTGAAAAACGCTACAAACATTGAGGTAGCGGAATTGGCTTACGCACTCACTAATGAAAAAGGCAGAACGAGAAAAGAAAGAGCCAACGACAAATACTATGAAGGTATTAAACAAACACCATTTGCAACTTTTATAAAGGTTTGTGATAGGATTGCTAATTACGAATACTCAAAGCAACAAGGTAGTAGAATGGCTGAAATGTATGAGAAAGAAATGAGTGAATTTGTTGCAAAACTATACGATGCTAAATACGATGAACTATTTAACTACCTAACTGGTACGGTGGCAAAAGTTTAAAATATTGAGCATAACGTTAGGAATTTGCGTAGTTATTTTTGCCTACTACGAACTTTCCGATTATAGATAAACTAAATGGCAAAATTATTACGCAAATTTATTGTTATGCTCTCGTTACCTTTTAGTGTAAAGTCAGTTGAAGTAAAAAATACAGGACTATCAGATTCTGATGTTGAAGGAATAGTTTGGATTGATGAAAAGCGAATCGAAATAACAAATGCAGTTGACTGTGTATTTGATGATGGACAAGGCGGAACATATGTTGGAACGAATACAGAATTTGAATGGAGTTTTACAGAGCGAGATTTTTTACATGATGCATATGTTCTTATTACACTAAAAGGTAATGGAGCATAACGTTTTCGGGCTTTGTGTCCGTTGGCGATTTAAACCACAAATGTTAAATTGAAAAACAAAATTAGATATGAGTACAAATGATGAATTGAAAAACGAAACTGCCAATGGCACAAAACCCGTGTTAGCAGAAGTGCTTGCTAAGATTGATGAATTGTTGCAGTGTGAATACACAGTAAGAAGTCAAACACTTAGCAGTGAAGTAAGAAATGAGGCAGGTGCAGCAATTCGTGTATTATTAGCGGTAAAAAGTTTTGCAGAAGGTCAATAGCATTTCTGCTAACGGTATCGGGCTAAGAGAAGTAAATTAAATATTGTGCGATGGCATTAGTAAAAGATAAACGAGGAAATTGGTGTAACACAGATTATAAATTTGCGATTGAGTATTGCCCTTATTCGCCAACAAATGACCATGGATTTAGATGCTGGTTTAGGAAAGGTAGATATAAAACGCAAAGAGCAATGTTACAAGCATTAAAACAACTAAGAGAAAATGAAGCAAATTGTAAAAACAGAATTAGGTCAAGCCGTGATGGAGGCAAAACTTGGCATGAAACACATTGGTTATTTAGACCAATTCATCTTAACTACGATTTACCGAGCGATGGCATTTAATTTATTTCTTCTTAGCCCGTGTTATGCGGTCGTTTTAATGCCGCATAACGTTTTGCAGCTAATTGCAGGCGTAGACCAACCTAACACATTTGAGCGTTTCCGCTCGCTTGACATTAGGTGCTGTTATGGGATAGTTTTATTTTGAGCGTAGGAATTTAAAAACGATAATATGAAAAGAGAATTAGAATACGATAACGAGGGCAACGTATCAACTGTAAGAACCAACTTAATGAATGAAGAAGGTTACACGGGATATTGTGGCAACTCTTGGGCTGAACAAAAGAAAAAAGGCTGTGATATGCCACGAACAAAATGGGTTGCTGAATTAAATCAATTTCGTTGCCCGAAGTGCGGATGGGTTTCACAATATCCAACCGATTTTATAGCACGATACAAAGAGCGTTGGGGAAAATAAAATTTCCCATAACGGGTTGCGTATAAGAGCCGTTTTTTCAATGGCTTATTATACGCTGTTATAGGTAGGGCGGATTAATAACTAAAAATAAAAAACAACATGAAATATTTAGTAACATACATTGAAAACGGAATACAAAAAGCATTTTATACAAATTGGTTTGACGTTAAAAATAACTTTAATTCCGAAGTTGGAATGGTTGTTTTTGATTTGGTAAATCATAAGTATATGGTAAATAGTTTAGGGTGGGTTGATATTGATGAAGACCATCTTTAGCCTTACCTATAACGTTTTGCGGCTTGGTGTCTGTTATTTTGCC